GTATAAATATCTTGCTTGCCCGCTTTTGCTTCAATAAGTTTTTTTTGTCTATTAACAAAAGTTCCTAAATCTAGCTCTTTCTCTGACTTTTTTAAAATTCTTGTTTCTTGTTTTTTTCTTGCACTGTTTTCTTTTAATAACTTTTGCAAACCTTCTTTTGCTTTGTTTCCTAAATTAGTAAAAGTATCTTTTGTTTTTAAAATCTTAGGATTATCCAAAGCTTTCTCTATGCTTTCTCTAGGTACAGAGCTTAAAATATTACCTGCATATGCCGTAGCTTCTTTAGTAAGTTTTTTAACTGGTGCCGCCAATGGTTTTGCTAATTTAACAGCTCTACCAATAGCTGATTCAGTTCCTGCCGCTATAGCTCCTGCCTTTAGTGCTTCTGGCAATCTTTCTTCTTCAGCTAGACCTTCTACAACTCGACTAACCCCAGTAATTCCAGCCTGCCCAGCTAAACCTATTGCAGCAAAAGGTAACGCTGCATATGGGGCAACTTTAGCAACCCCAGCAACAGCTTCTCTTGGTGTAACCGCTAACTCTTCTGGACCTAAAAACGATTCTGGGCCACCAAAGCCTTTTATAGCCTGCATTGCACTAGCTAATCTAGTAGGCTTTTGTACTATTTCTTCAGGTGCTGTTGTTATTTTTTCGTCAAACGTTACCTGTTCTGAGTATTCTGGATATTTAGCAATCATTTTATTTGCTAACTCTAAATCGTCAACATCTTTATATTGCGGATATTTACTTTTTATACTTTGTGAAAACTCAATATAGTTCATTATAAAATTCCTAGTGGGTCACGCTGTTTTAGTTCTTCTATTTTTGCAAATTGCATTTCTCTATTTTTTTGCTTTTGCTTTACAACTTCTGGGGTGTCACCTGGTTGTGGAAAATATTGTAATCGTGCATTTTCAAATTCAGATTCTGCAATAGCCGCACCTGACTCTCGTCTTAAGGCTGCGTTTATAAAATCTCTTTGTGCCTGTTCAATCTGCTTAAATCTGTCAGACTTAAACAAGTATGGAACTTTAGTGTCTAAAACAAATTGTTTTGTATTTTTGTAGTATGGATTTTTTTCAGTCTCAAATTTACTTAAAATTTTATGAGAAGCCTCAGTTCTTGCATTAAAGCGAGCTTGTTCAGGATCTTGCTCTTTTTTAATTCGATCTAAGTATAATGCGTCTTCAATTTTTTCCTGTCTTTTACGTTGATCGTCTAATAATTTTTGTTCACGCTCTATTTGTTTTTGCTCTGCATCTGCTGCTATTTTTTGCTGCTCAATCTCTGCTTTTTGCTGTAAAGCAATACCTTGCTGCTGTTCTTTTAAACCTATTGCATACTGTCGTTGCCCTGCTTGTACTAAGTTAGCACCTACTTGTGGATCAGCTCCTAACCCAACTGTAATACCTGCTAGCATGTTAGTTAGTAAATATCTTCCTTCAGGCGTTTCTTTTTGTGTATTAATAAAATCTCCAATACCTTTTAAGATTCCCATACCAGCCTCTGATATTCCGGAAGCAATTTGCGATAACGGGTTTGGGCCAGGCTGCTCAATAGGTTGGCCGCTTGCAACAAAGTCTGCTGTAATTTGATCACGACTAGGCTGCATAGATGGTTGTTGTATATTTACTTGATTTCTAGAGGCCATATTTACCAATCTCCTTCATTTGATCTATAAGTATTTCATCATCAGGCGTTAAATAATAATCCCCACTAAAATTTTTATCACCTAAAGTTCCTTCAACTGAATAGTAACCTTGCAAAGCTTTTTTTTCGGCCTCTGTTGCTAACTTACCTTTTTGTGCCTCTATTGTCTCTTGTATTTTTGCTTCATCAACTTTTTGAACTGGTCTTAATGTTGCAGCTTGTGCAGCTAACGCTTGTGCACCAGCAAATTGTTCTCTTGATCTTTGTTTTCTTAAAGCTTCTTCTAAGCCTATTTTTTCGACCTCTAAACCTAATTGCTTACCAAGTTCTCGTGCCTGCATTTGTTGTAACAATGCTGCCTCTGGACCTCTTACGCCTGCTTGAGTCTGTGCTAATTTAGCACGACGCAGTGCTTGTTGTTGTTCAGGTAATTGTTGCTCTCTTATAATTTGTTGTAAGCGACCTACTTCTTGTGGTTTACCTTCGGTAGCCGCTAAAAATTGTGCTATACCGGAGGATTCTCTTTCTTGCGCTCTCGCTAAAGCTTCTTCTTGACCTGCTTGTGTACCAGTTAATATTGCTAATTGTTGTGCAAACTGTTTTTCAGCTAATTCTTTTTGTTGTGCCATCTGTTCTTGACTTAGCCCAGCTTGCGCTGCTGTTTGTTGTTCCAATGCTTTTTGTTGTGCTTTTTGTTGTTCAGAAGCCGAATATGCAGATATTACTGCTCCTGCTGCTGCGGCTCCTATTGCTGCCCATGACATAATAATTCCTCCTTATTTTTATTTATATATTTATTACTTTGGCGATTTACTTTGTTAAATTCATCTAATAATTCTTTATCAATAAAATTATTTTCTCTATCTTCTATAATCTCTTTTTCTATTTCATCGACATCAGTTTTATTTGTTACATGAAACGTCAGCCATGTTGTGTCTTCTTCTATATATAGTAGTCGCCTTGTATTAGGTTCAGTTATTCCTGTGTGTGGGCCTTCAATATGTTCTATTTTATTGCCGTCAAAAACTTTACATTTGCCTTTAGTAACTACAAAAGGATGATTTGTTTTGTGTATTTTAGATGTCAGTAATGTGCCTGCAGGCATAAATATTTCTCGAATGTACATGCCGTCGGTAAAACGATGCGTTAAAGGCATAACTACAGGCTCGCCAGTTGCTATTATAGCCTCTGCTTTATCTATTATCTCATGCATATCTTTTTGTAATTGACTCATAATTCTTTGTTACTTATAGCCCTTCCCACTAACTTCCAACCCTTTATACTTGCCTGTGTTTGCGTAGTAATCTTAAATCGCATCCATTTACCGTAGCGATCTATATGTACAAGGCTGTAGTCTTCTTCGTCGTCCGTCGTTAAATAATAAGTTTCGTTATAGTAATCATCAGCATAAAATGCGCCAGTATACGTTATTGTTGCTGACTTGTTTTGTGTAGAATTTATTGTTGCATCTAATGTAAGCGTGTTTGAGCCTGATTTATCGTAATAAATATACAATTGTGAAAAATATTTATCATCCGTGTCTACTGCTATTTCAGGTGTCTCAAAAAATGCAGTAAGCTCTTCACCTCTATAAGATGTGTCATTGTACATCTTCTCAACTATGCCTGCGTTTTTTTGCGCTATATAAAGGTCACCACTAAGTTTACCAAAAACCCAATACTCTGGGCTATATGATGTAGTCTTAATAAAATATTTAGTCCAACCTGCAATGCGTATATCATAAACATACATAAATGTTTCTGCGATAAGATGATATTTATAATCGTGAAAAGCAGCATGTAATGGGTTGTCTCGTAGCTGGTTTGCAAAGCTATCTTTATTAAGTGCAATAGAATAATTATTTGTTCGCAAGTTATCAAATGAAGTAGCTAAATTTGTAGCAATATTACCGCTAAAAACACGAACGTCGTACAAATTAGATACAAACATAATACCACCAGGCAGTATGTCATTTTCTGGTACTCGAACAATACTAAAGCCATCTGCACATCCAACGTTACTAGTTGTTTGTTGCACCTTAGTCACAAGGCCAGAAGTGTCTGCTAAATATATATGACTTTCTGAAAAGACTACAATTTGACCATAATCTTCTATCATTCCTGTAAGTGCTGTATTGTCATTACCTACACCTGAAACATCATATACTCCTGATGTATTAAAAAATACTTCTACTTCAATCTCAGAAACATATAAATAATTTGGGCGATTTTGGTTTACTGCACCAATTAATTTTTCATCTTTAACAGTAATAAACTGTGGAGTAGGGCATGAACTGTTTGTACTTGGTATTGTTACACCTAATGAACCATCAGCAATATTATCTTGATACGTTAATGTTGTATTGTCAGTTATGGTTGTTACTAACTTTAATGTTGATCCTCCAGCTTCAGTACGATATATTTTACGTTCTGTGCAATTGCTAACGCCTACAGGAATATCTAAATCAATGCTTTTACTGCTAACAGTAACTGTATTACTAACTGTTCCTATTACAACTTCAACGCCATCAATTATATATGTCATTGCATAATAGTAAGTTCCTGTTAGACTACCTGCGACGAGTAAATCTTTAGCGGTAGGAGCACCCATTTGTTTAACGTATGTACCATCATAGACCAACGGATAGTCAAATCCATTTGATATAAATAACTTGTCATTCAATATCCCAAATGTGCATTTTTTTTGTGCGGTAAGTCCAGTGTATATAGTAGTTGGTGAACTTAAAAAATCTTTTATAATAGAACCATTTTGTATACAGATGTTTTCAGTCTGAAATTGTCCAACGCTATCTATGTATCTAAATTGTGTCATACCATCTATACGTGCAGACCCGACATTGTATTCTACACTAGGAGCCTTGATTCTTTGGCAGCCTGTAATCCCGTCATAGTTCATGTTTTCTATGTTATAAAAATAGTCTGCCGGGACAAATTTACGTCCCTTGTCGTCTCTTAAACCCTTAGACTGATAAGACTCAATAACAAAAGTCAAAGATTAACCTCCACATTGTCTAGCTCCCAGTCGTATGCATGACCAATCATTGTTCCATTAACAATCTGTCCGTAACCAGCCTGTATATCACGTTTAGCTTGTGCATAAAATGCAGCTGCGTCAATTTTATATGGCCTTGCTCTTTCCGCATCGATTTTACTTAGTAATCGATAAGCAACCATATCAACAATTGGTTCTACATGCTCATCAGGTATTTCCATTTCTTTGTCTAATTGAGCTTGTGAAATATCATCATTTCCATCAACTGTGATTTCAAAGTGCTTTTTTCTATAATAC